CCCGATCCCCACGCACCAGCCGCCTTCGGCCCGTAGAGCCGGGATGCTGTGGTGTCGAGGTAGAAGTCATCGTTGGCGCCCAGGCCAGCCGCCGGGGCGCCGCTGCCGTTGAGGATGGTGCGGCCGTTGGTGCCGTTGGTGCCGTTGGCACCGTTGGTGCCGTTGGTGCCCGGTGGGCCGATCAGCGACACGCCCGATCCCCACGCACCAGCCGCCTTCGGCCCGTAGAGCCGGGATGCTGTGGTGTCGAGGTAGAAGTCATCGTTGGCGCCCAGGCCAGCCGCCGGGGCGCCGCTGCCGTTGAGGATGGTGCGGCCGTCCTGCCCGTCCTGCCCGCCCCCTACGCCCCCTCCGGGTCGATCCTCCCGCTCCTGGAGCGAATACAGAAACTGTAGATCAGCCGTATTTACGTCGTAAGCATTAACGGTCGATCCGTCTACCCACTGAACTAACTGTGCGTCGGTTGGCGTTTTGCGACGTATAAACAACGCTTGCGCACTCGTGGGGGCCGTGGTTACTTGTATCGTCGTGTCACTTATCCAAGTGAAACCAGCCGGCTCAATAAGTTGTTGCGAAAACGTATCGGAATCAGCGTCCCATCCGTAGCCAACTGCTACATGAGACCTCAGCAAGTACGGGAAAGGTACACCGAATAAGCGGTTGCTGCCGTTCCCGGCGTAGCTGATCCAGCTCGGGGGACGGGGCACGACTTCTGCACGGCTGCAGACCTATTGTGCCCTGCCGGCGCCCGCGCGCTACCTGCCGGAGGCTGCGGGGTTGACGGCTTCCACCAGGTCCCGCATCTCGTCAGTCTGCCTGCGGAACGACTCCTGCGCCATCTGGTTGCGGCGATTCCGCCAGTCCGTGGCGGCTGGCGCCCCGGAGGCGTTGAGCTGGTCCATGGTGAGCAGGTGGTAGTAGTCGTAAATCCCCTGGATCATGCGCGAGGCCGCCTGCGACCGCCGTTCCGCCGGCGGCATGTCCCGCTTCCTGAGGTCCGAGGTGGTCCCCTCCTTGTCCTGCATCCGCCGGTAGAGCGGGTCGTTGAACAGAGAGGTGAAGGCCTCCAGGATCGTTCGGCCTTTGACGTGTTTCGCCAGGAATGGCCCCAGGTCCACCGTGGCGGCGGATCCGCTGCGGGACACCGCCACCCCTGCCCCCCGAAAGCTCTCCCGCAGGTCGATCGGCGTCTCTATCTGGAGGGGGAAGGCGACGGCAACCTTCTGCCCTGCAATCGCCATGCGGGCCTCCAGCGGGACCGAGCCGCGCACGGATCCGTAGGTGTCGTTGTAGAGCTTCTGGAGCTCGTCGCTCATCGACACCCCCTCCAGCTGGCGCGTCAGCAGTGGCCGGGGCAGGGACAGGCGACCCTGGGTGTCCAGCTCGGCGTAGACCCGCTGGTAGGCACGGGGCCAGATCCTTGGATGGAATCTGGTTTTCATGGCCTCCTCCCAGTCGGCGCCGAACTCCAGCTGCAACGGGGAGCCAAGGAAGTCGTTCTCTTTGCGCGGGGCGCCGCCGGCGAGGCCAAGCAACGGGATGGTGCCGTAGGCCACGTTCCGCAGGTTCCGCTCGAGCATGGCCACCGGGTCGTCTTCGCCCAGCAGGTCCCGCTCTTTCGCGTTGGGCAGTGCGTCCCGGTAGAAGTCGCCCGGGCCGCCGCCGGTGAGGCGCTGAACGTCTCGCATGATGCCGCTGCCGGGCAGCTGGCCCTGGCCCAGCCACTGCACCAGCTTGGGCATCTGATCCTCTGGGTCGAGCATGGCGTCCACCAGTCTCTGCAGCTGCCCGAAACCCGTCTGGCGCACCAGCTGGCTGGTGAGCACCTGCGCCACCCCCCAGAACCACTGGTACTGATCGAAGCTGCTGTAGGAGCCGGTGATGATCGTTTCCCTGATGTCCTTCCACAGAAACAAGGTGTTGAGAATCGGGAGACCCCCCAGGTACGGCACCCCGGCCAAGCTGTTGGGCTTGTTACCCTCCAGCAGCCAGGCGCGTCTGGCGTTGGGCTCGACCGGCCCGTTCCCTTCGATCAGGCCCATCATGTCGAGGCCGGCGAAGAGGCCGAGCAGGCCGCCGGTGGTGACCCAGCCCGCCTGCACCTTGGCGATCTGCTCGGGGGTTGGGTTCTTGCCGAAGATCACCTGGACCGTTTCCGACAGCGGCCCGAAGCTCAGCCTGGCGTCGAACAGGAACTGGTTGAACGGCGCCCGCCAGTACGGCACCAGCGAATCGATGGCCCAGTGCCGCCTGGCCCCCATCATCGCCGAGTCGATCGCCTCCGGCAGCCCACCTTCCGGCGCGGACTGCATGCGGTTCGCCAGCGAATACCGCATCGCCCCCTCGGCTTCCGGGGAGTCCATCGTGGGGTAGCCGTAGGTCTCCTTGACCCGGTCGGCGGTGATGATCGCCGCGATCTCGTCGTCGGTAATGTCGGAGCCCTTGAGGCTGTGCTGGCGGCGGAACGCCAGGATGTTCTCCTCGCTGGGCGCTGCGCTGTAGAAGGCGTTCTCCAGCTGCTTCTCGACCCATTCCTCACGGTCACGCGGCGTGAGCAGGCCCAGCTGCACCCCGTCGCGCCGGGACCGGATCTCGAGGTCGTTCTTGAGCTTGAACACGAAGGCGTCGTAGCCCAACACCGTGTCCGTGGCGCCCATCGCTCGGAATGCTGGGATCAGCACCGCAGGGTTCCCGCCAGTCGAGTGGTAGGCGAACATCCGCACCGCGGCCTGGATCTTGTGGACATTCATGGCCCACCAACGGGGGTCAAGGGGGCCGCCCGGGGGGTAGGGCATCTCCAGGATCCCTTTCACCTGGGCCAACAGCTTGTCGTTGTTGCCGGCGCGGGGCCCGTAGGTGTCCACGGCCCCGCTCATGGGGGCGTCACCACGGAAGAACGCATCACTGGCCAGCTCGCGCCAGGCGCGTCGGACCGAGTCGTGGGAGTAGGCCGCGCTCTCCCAGGCCACCCGGAGCCCCTCCCCGAAGGCCTCCCGGCTGAACCGTGTGCCATAGGGGGTCAGGGTCCCGATGTTCTCGAACGCCTGATGGACGAACCCGTGGGTGTTCGCCAGCCAGGTCCCCATGAAGTTCGCGCGCACCAGCGAGCCCAGGTTGGACAGCTGGCTGTCCTTCACCAGGGCGTTGCCGAATCGCATGTGAGTGTTGGCCCACCCCTTATCCAGCCTGGCCTGGGGGTCGATTGAGTCAACAACGGCCGCGATCTTGAGCTGGTTGATCTGCTCGGCGTCCCTGTTGTCGATGGCCGCCATCACCCGGCCAAAGTGCTCGTCGGCGGCGACCTCCCTGGCGCTGGCCCCCAGGGTCTGCTGCGCTTCGGCCATGTCGACCTGGAAGTGCCGTGGCGCGTCGAAGTCCTCCTGCAGGCTTCGCAGCGCCTGGCCGGTGTTCCGCTTGGCGGCGGAGACGTGGCGCTCGGCCATCAACGCCAGCTTGTAGCTGCTGAAGATCCGCCGACGCAGCCCGTCTGGCACCGGCGCTGCAGTGGCGCCCATGAACTGAGCGACCTGGTCGAGGGTGTCGAGGTAGCTCCGCTTGGCCATGTCGGAGATGAACCGCAAGCGCGTCATCTTCTCGGCGAGGTTCATGAAGCCCACGGCGTTGTTCGCCATGGCGGTGGCGATGGTGTCGGCGTCGGTGAACTCCCGGTAGGCGTCGGCGACGGAGCGCAGCAGCCGCTCCCGCCCATAGATGTCCGTGACGAACGCGAAGTCCTCCGGAGCGGTTCGCTCCCAGGTTCCGACCAGGGCCTCGGTGAGCTTGGCCCAGTCCTCCGCGTCCTGGATGTTCGCGTTGTCCACGAGCATCCGGTAGTTGACGAACCGGCCCTCGGCGCCCACAGGCTTGGAGCGGTTGCCAAGGCCCCGGTCGACCATCCTGTCGATCTCGGCCGATTGCATGCGGCTGGCGAAATCGAAGTAGGCCCCGTTCACGTCCGCGTCGGTGATGCTGCGGCTGGTGCCGTCCCGCATCGGGATCACCCACTGGCGCTTGACCTCGGTGCGCAGGAATGCCTCGCCGGCCTTGCGCGCGCGCTCGGACTCGCCCAGCTCCGCCTGGAGCCTGGCGTTATCTTCCTGCAGCTTGAGAATCTGTGACTGATAGTCGTCGCAGTTGTTGGCCATGGTCAGCAGCCCTCCTGTTGAGCTTGGCGGCGGATGTCGTCCATCCGCTGGTTGTTGGCTTCGATCTGGCGTCGGGCTTCGATGTCAGCCTTTTCGGTGCGCGGTTTGGCCGCAGGCTCTTCGCCATCGGCCAGCCGCATGGGCTCAGGGCGGACTGGAGCAGGAAGCAGATTGGAGTTGACCATGCCATCACCCAGCGCCGAATCTGCCTGTCCCTTGAGACCTGTGGCGCCGCTGTTGCCTACTGGGGCTCCGGTGGCGGTTTCCTTTTGCCATGCGACAAGTTGTCCCAGCCGGTCTGGGTCGTACGCAACGTCTTCGGGCAGACCGTTTCTCAAAGAACCTTCGTATGCTCGCTTGAAGATTCTCTTGATAGAGGTAGGCCCATTGCCCTGAATAACGTTGACAACCCTTTCGATAAAATCTGCAACCTTGTCGAAGGCTCTAATAATGCTTGTAGCCGCTTTTTCCAGCCTGGTCGGGAGTCTACCGAGCTGGCGCAGGTCGGCTCCGACAAGCGCGGCGATGGGGTCTTGTCCAAGGAAGCGTGCTCTTGCATAGCGTTGAAAGGCGATTGCTTGCGACTCCAGGTAAGCGATGCCGTCTACTCTTGCTCCAAGGTCAGCCTTAAGCCTAGCAAAGACGCCGTCGAGTGCCTTCATGTCCTGACTGCCCAAGGCCATAAACTGGATGCGGTGAAAAGACTCGTGAAACCCTGTTTCTATTAAATCAGTCGAGGACGCCGCGCTGAAGCCGTTGACCTGTACTAGGTCTTCCAGGAATCGGTAGACGCCTGCCTGTGTGCTCGTTTTAATGCCGTCGCCGCCCCACGCCTTGGCGGTGACCGTTTCAATGTACTCGTCGTGAAACCTGACTGCTACATCGTCACCAGCAACCTTTCTGATAAGGTGTTCAACTTTTATCATGTCTTGGGCTATTTCAAGGTCGGATTTGCCGCCAGTGTCAAATGAATCCCAACCCTGTGAAACACTAGAAACGTCGTACCCATCCGCCATCCCCAGGGCCTTCTTCTCCTCGAAGGTCTTCAGCTCGTAGCCCACCGCGTCCCGCAGGCCCTCCTCGGTGATCGCCCGCATCTCGGCGTCCCGCTCGTGGAACTCAGCGGCCAAGCGCAGCTCGTCGGCCATCGCCTGCGCGGCCTTGGTGCCCGGCTGCGGCCGGCCCCGGTTCCCGCCCAGCTCGGCCCCGGCCACGTCGAGCCGCACGGCGGGCCCATCGGGCAACGCCGGCAGGGGAGATTCGGGCGGGCGCACCTCGGCGCCGTTCACCGCCTTGCGCACCACGTCGAGCTGCAGGGCATCCCGCTGCTCGGGGGTGAGGGCGGGCAGGGCAGCAGGGTCGGCCGCCGCGGCCCCCGCCGGCCGCTGCATCGGCAGCCCCTGGTCCTCCAGGCTCACCCGCACCGCCTCGGCCACCTGGTCGCGGATCCTGTCGGCGACGACCTTGGCCTTCGCGCCCTCGGCGATCTGGCGGGCGCCGTCATTCAATAGGTCGCTCACCGGGCCCGGGGCGTACTTCAGCCGGTCGAACATGCTGAGCACCTGTTCGGCGTCGGCGGCGATCGCCTTGTTGCCTTCCACGTTGATCCTGTTGCCGGCTTGCTCCAGCCGATCGGCGCCGCGAGCGGCAGTGCCGAAAAACCGCTTGTCCTTCAGGAGGTCGCTCCTGATTTTCACCACCAGATCGGCCTTCTGCTCCATCAGCAGAAGGGGCTCCTCGTCGAGCCACGGCAGCCTGCCCTGGCCGTCGTCGACCACCACCCGCGGGGTGTTCCGAACCTGCTCGACGATCTCGGCGAACTTGGCGTCGCTCATGTCGCGGCCGCCCAGGGACTTGAATGCCGCCCGCATCCCCTGCTCGTCCAACCCGCTGCCCCCTAGCGCCGCGGCCTTGCCGACCGACAAACGTCCCTCGATCGCAGCCTGGAACAGGTCGTCGGGCAGCTGAGCCAGGGCCAGGCCGCGGGCGGCGTGCCCGTCCTTCATCGGGGCGCCCATCCGCTGCAGCTGGTCCGGAGTCGTGATCCCTGACTCCCGAATGAACTTGGCGGCGTCGAACACCGTGCCCCGGCCCTCCTTGATGTTCGCCAGGGCGCCCAGGGCCCGGGCCTCGCCGGCGGCGGCGGCCTGGAGCTCGCGGGTCGGCAGGGTGGGGATCCCCAGCTGGCGCCCTCTGGCCAGGCGGTTGTGGCCGTTGACCACATAGGTGACCCCGTTGGCTGGGTCGGTCCACACGTCGATGACGCCTTCGGCCACCACGTCCCAGCGGTCGACGCCGGCCAGGCTGTTGCCGATCTGCTCGCCGGCTTCGTTGGTGTTGCCCTTGAACTGGAACCGCTGGGGGTCGGCCTGGATTTCAGCGGTCGGGCGCATGTTCTGATCCCAGTCGCGCGACAGCAGCGACAGACCCTCTTCCTCCTGGTACCTGACCAGGCCCTCGATGATGTCGGCCCTGGTGAACTCTTCCCAGTCGCGGCCGGTGAAGTCGCTGATCAGCCGCGCCAGGTCGGCGTTGTTCTCTGGGGCAGCCACGCTCCGGAGGAAATCCGGGTTCATCCCCTCCAGCGTCTGCTGGTAGGTGAGCGGCTGCCGGTCGGGCCCTATCCGTTCCGCCACGGCGGTGGAGGGCGCCATGACGCGACCTTGCTCCAGATCGGTGCGGACCGGCGCGGCCTCGCGCGCCTGGAGCAGTTCGCTGAGCTGGGGGATCACCGGCTCGGACCCGGCCACCAACCGCTGCAGATCGGCGTCGCCCAGGTCGCGCACCAGCCCCAGCACCACGTCGGCTTCGGGCAGGGCCGGGTCGTAGACGAAGTCACCGGGGGCGATGTCCAGCCCGTCAACCTCCATGGCGCCGGCTTCGGCGGGGGGCGATGGCGGCGCCGCGGCCCCGCCGGCTTCACTCCGGGCACCGGCTTCCGCCGGGGGCGGAGGTGCCTCGGATGGGTCGCGGCCGGCGTTGATCCAGCTGTTGATCTGCTCCTGCGCATCGGCCTCCGCCTCTCGCAGCGTGGAAGCGCCGGTGGCCGGGTCGGTTTCGACGATGCCGGCCTTCTCCAGCCGCTGCCGGGCCTCGGTCCGTTCTGCGATCGTGCGCTGGCCAGACAGCCACCGCCTGGTGTTCCGGAACCCCCCCAGCGCCTCCCCCAGGCCCGACAGGGCCACCCCCGGCGCGGCGTTGGGCAGCAGGCTCTTGAAGGCGCTGCTGAGCCAGTCGTCCTGGCCCACATCCACCGCCAGCGGCAGGCGTTGCCCGGTGACGGCCTCGCCGATGTTCATCAGGTTGCCGCCCCGGTTGTCGTCCGCCAGCGTGCTCAGCAGCTCCCCAACCGCCCACCTCGCGCCACCGGTGATCACCGCCCCACCGGCCCCGCTGCCGATGGCGGGAATCATGGGGATGGCGGCGGCGGTGCCGACCGCGGCCGTGGTGCTGCTGCGAGCCGTGGCATCCAGCCCCCGCTCGAACTGGTTCTGCTGGCCCGGCGGCGTGGCCCCCATGGCCCGGTAACCCGCCTCGGTGATGGTTTCGATCAGGGCGCTTGCCCGGCTGCTTTCTGGGTTGGCGCGGCGGCCGCGCACGCCCTGGCCTGCGGCCACGGCCAGCTTCGCGGCGTTCTCGGCGGCCCCCACGGCAACCGCGGCGCTGAGGTTCCGGCCGGTCTGGCCCAGTGGATTGGCCAGCGCCGTGACGGCCGGCAGCGGCGAGGCCATGGTGCGAACCGCGTCGCGCCCTTGCCGGGCCAGCGCCTGTCCGAAGCGATCGAGCAGCGAGCCCCGGAGTTGCGGGCGGTCGCCGGCCCTGGCGTTGGTGGCGGCCATCTGGCGGCCGATGTAGCGAAGCTCGTTACCGATGACTCCCAATGGATCGGACAGGATCGACCGGTTGAGCCGCCCGGTCCGCTTGAGCCGATCGAATGCCGCCGCCGACTGCCAGCGCCACTCAGGGCCACCCCACACGACGCTCCTCCCGCGAAACACGGCCTTCGAGCCGATCGGGCGGTTGCTGTCCGTGTAGCGCTGCTGGGGTTGGTCGGGGACAACGGGCTGGCCGTTGCCGGTGAGCTTGATCGGCATGGGGTTACCTCCTGCGGCTGACGGAGCCGCCCCGTGGCTTGGGATCGCCCGGGACGAGGACAAACACCTGTCGAGTGGCGCTGCCGTACACCGCGCTGCCCGCCATCCGGCCGTTCCATAGGTTCCGGCCGCCGTTTCGGGCGATGGCAGCATCAAAGCCCGTCGACTTGGGGTGGCCGCCGTCCCAGTCCTTCATGGTCTGGAACACGATTGCCCCACTGGGTACCCGGCCGGCCTCCACTGCGGCCTGGTACTCGCCCAGGCTGAGCTGGTTGACCGTGAAGGATCCGTAGGAGCTGTTCAGAGTCCTGGGTCTGCCGACGCCCGGGAGGGGGCGCCAGCCGAAATCGCGCACCAGTTGGGACGCGAGGCCACGGGGATGGTTGCTGGAGTCGCCGCCGGCGGCGGCGGGATTCGGGATCCCGTTCAGCTGCATAGACTCAAGGACGGCGGTAACGCACAGGCCCGGCCTCGGGGGCGCGTACAGCCGCCCGCTGGCGAGTCGATCGAGAACCGGGCTGGTAATCGGCGGCCCGGCCGGCGCCGCTGATCTCGTCGCCACCTGCTGCGCGCCAGCAGGGCCCGCCAGCCCAACCGCCGAGCGCAGCTGCGGCTGGCGCTGCGCCGCCGCCGCCGGGCGGGTGCCCATCAGCAGGTCCATCAGCATGGTTCCGGCCCTGCCGATGGGGCCGGGGAGCCCCCCGCTGGTGGCCACCGCCGCCGCCGTGTTCCGCACGGCCTGGGACTGGCGCCCGTCTCTCAGCAGCTTCTGACGGTCGGCCGCCGGCACCTCCAGACTGTCCCGGTAGTAGTCGAGGTGGCGATTGAGGAACTCGCCAGGCGTGGTGCCGGCGTCTCGCGCGAAGCGGCGCAGGGCCGCGCTGGGGGCCCCGCCGCCGATGATCCGGTTCGCCTCCTGCACCACGGACGCCGCGTCGAGCACCGGCTGGGAACGCCAGCTGCTCACCCGGCCAGGGCGATCAGGGATGTTGTCCAGTTGCCCACTGGGGTAGACCCTGCCGGTGAATGGCCTGGTGCCCGGCCTCGACTGCTGGCCGCCGGTGGGGGCAGGCGCCGGAGGCTGCTGGCGGCTGCCGGCGCCAGGCTGGCCGTCAATGCCCGGAAAGAGGTAGCGCTTCTCCTCGGGTCTGCTCCGCCCGTACTCCCCGATGGCCTGGGATGCCTCGGCGGTGGCCTCTGCCGCGGTCAGGGGGCGGCCCTTCTGGGCCTCGGCCGCCGCGATGCGATTGCGGACGTGGGACTGGAAGGCGGAGAACTGCCGCCTGGCGCTCTCGGCCACGTTGGCATCGGCCCACCCGGCCATCACCTGTTCGGCGCTGACACCCCGCAGGGCGGCCTCGGTGACGGTGCGGGGGTAGTTGGCCAACAGGTTGGCCTTGATCGCCCGATCGATGACGCCACTGACCTCCTTAGAGGTGGGCGACGCCTCGCGCTCGCTGTTGCGCCGGCGGACCTGGGCATAGCGCTGGCGCAGCTCGGGGCGATCCTTTTCGGGGGCGCTCGCCAGGGCCCGCTGGAACTCGGCGTCCGCCTCGGCCGTGTTCCAGGCGGAGCCGTAGCGGCTCTCCATGTCCAGCAGCAGGGCAGAAGCCCCCTCGGCCGATCGGCCGCGGGCAGTCACTGCGTCGATGTTGGTGCTGGTCTTCTGCTCCAGCTCCAGCTTCTGGTTCAGGCTGAGCCCCTGGTACTCCGCACTGGCGCGCAGCCGCTCGATGCGCTGCAGCCGCTCCGCGCCGTCGGGGACCCCATAGGTGAGCTCTACGAGCTGGTCTTGATACTGGGCGGCCAGTGCCTCCTGTGCCCGCTGCGCCCGCCGATAGGAGACCTCTCCGTACTTCAGCTCGCTGTCGAGTGCCTCCACCGAGAAGAAGGTCAAGGCCGGCTCTCGAAAGCCCTTGCTGTCGGGAGGACCGACGGGAAGCCCCAGTAGCAATCGCTTGAGCTCCTCGTTTCCGTCCGCGTCGGCGATCGCCTTCAGCCGCTCGAATGCCTGCCGCTTCATGTCCGTCGCCTCGCCAGGCAGGCCCGCCTCGTCCACCAGGCGGTCGAGGATCGCCCCCATGCGAGCCGAGCGGGCCCCATCGAACCGCGGGTCAGTCGACGGGATCACGACTCGCTGCCCGTCCGGCGTGAAATATTCGACCTGCTTGTCCTCCAGCGTCTTCACGTAGAAGCCGAACATCTCGGACGCCGCCGAGCGGGGGATCGTGCTTTTCAGGTAGCCCTGGCGGTCCTGCCAGTGCATCTCCGTGACGCGGTCGCTGCCCTCATTGACCTGAGGCAGCACGAACTGAGCAAAGCCGGGGCTGCCCTCGTTGACCCGATACTTCTGGAGGACCCCCTGAACGGCAGCGGCCTTGACCTCTGCCAAGCGGGGGTCCCCGGGCGCCAGAGACTGCAGGCCATGCGCGTTGCGGTAGGCGCTGATCTGGGCCCCCTTCACCTCCGCCCCCGCCAGCTGGGTCAGCGCTCGCTGGCGACCCGACTGGCGGAACGGATTGACCGAATCCATCATCAGGGCCCCGATGGGGTCCGACTGCGCAAGCCTTCGGTTCTCCGCCGCGTACTCTCTGCCCGACTGCCGCTGCTGCTCGTCGAGTAGGGCCTTGGCCCGCATCGCTTCGTTGATCCCCCGCTGCACCTCGGCGCTGGCGTAGGCCTCCATGCCGAAAGCACCGAGCTCCGTGAGCCGCTGGCTGAACGGGGCCAGGGCCTGTGCCACCTGCTCGAAGGCGTTGTAGCCCTGGACGTTGCCGCCGCTCCCTTGCTGGATCACCTCGATTCCGGGCGCCCTGGGGATCTCCAGCGGCCCGGCCGGCGCTGCGACCTGACGGCCGGCTGGCTGCAGGAAGAAGGCGACCGGCTGCGCTGCAGGGCGGATCTGGTTCCGGGGGAGCTCGCGGGGCATCAGACCTTCCTCAGCTGCTGATTGATGCCGAGGCCGGTCCTCACGCCGCCCAGCAGGGCCGTGCCGATGTTGAGGGCCGTCGCGCCGCCAGAAGGAGCGGAGCCCGTGAACGAGGGGGCCGCCGGCGCCAGCAGGGTCGGGAGAGGCTGGAACGGCGCAATCGGCTCCAGGTAGGGCTGCTGCTCGTAGAAGGACTGGCTGTTGTATCGGCTCAGGTATTGGACCACCTGTGACGCCTGTTCGCGGCCGTACTGGCGCGACCTGAGCCCTTGGCTCACCCGCTCGATTGTTGCGTAATCGCCCACCTGGCGGGCGTAGTCATTGATCAGCCTGTCGATGCTGGCGCCCTCCTGGCCGCTGGCCGCTACGGTGGACCGGGCCTTGAGCGCTGCGACTTGGTACTGCTGGAACGCCACCGCGTCCTGCATTGCCGCCTCTGCAAACCGTTGGCTTAGCGCGTCGGACTGCTGAACAAATTCGGCACCGGCGGCGGCCCGAGTCTCGGCCACGACATTGGCCTGGGCCAGGGCCTTGGAGAGCTCGTAATTGCGCAGGGAGTTGACGTAGGCCAGTTGCTGGTTGTGCGCCAGCGTCGACTGCCAGAACTGCTGCTGCTGATTGGCATCGGCGTAGCGGGCGTTAAAGCCCGCCTGCCAGCGCGCGAAACTGTCGTTCGCCGACTGCAGCGCGCGCTGATTCAGGTAGTCCTGGCGGGCGCCTGCTCCCTGCATGGCGGAGCTCATCACCCCCAGCCCCGCCTCCACGCCGCCCAAGGCCAGGGCGCCCAGCATCGGGGTGAACACGACCATCAGGAGTGGCGCTCGAAGTAGCAGAACAGCTCAAGCCGTGGCCCCATCGGGGCCGGAGGCTCAACGGTGAAACCCAGGGACCGCAGCCAGCGAAGCGCGACGCGGTTCCTCGCCAGGGTCCAGTTGTGGAGGGGACCCATCCCGCTGTCCAGCAGAGACTCGACCCATATCCTTGCACCCCTGACGAACTGGCGCCGGTGGCCAGGGGTTGCCAGGAGCCCATCCGTTGCCAGCAGCCAGATGCTGCCGCTGGAGGTCACCCCTGCCAGCCCAACCGGCGATCCATCGTCGCCAATGATGGAGTGGCAGACAACGGAGTGGCGCCAGCTCTGCATTACCGCATCTTCGGGGCTGACGCCATGGCTGGCAAGCACCTCGGCCCTGTCCCGCTGGCGCATGTGCCGGGCGACATGCGCGATTCGGCAGGGAGTGGGAGTCGCCCAGTTCACAGCAGCCTCGCCTTTCCAAACAGCATCCCCACCCATTCACAGCTGACAAGCGCACAGGGGTTTGGCGTGTCGTTGTGAATTTCCAGGATCACCTTTTCGCCCTCGGCCTGTATCGGAACCCTGAAAATGCCGTCCGAGTAAGTCTTGGGATCGGGCAATGCTCCGAAAGGTGCAGTGTTGCTGGTTGTCATGGGATCGGCCCAGCTTTGGGGTCTGTTGTCTCAAACTCGCACTCTACGGATATGCCAATAAACCCGCCGAAGCCCGCATTCAGATTAAAGGCGCCGAATTCGTCTCCATTAGCAAGAACAACAAAGATTCGCACGTCACGCGGTCCCGGGTTGTTCGGTGGACAGGTGCCGGTAATCGTTTCGGCTCGAATCCTGACTGGCGGGGACGGAAGGTTTGTGTAGCCGCTCCAGTCACTCGACGAATAGTTTGGATAGCTAAATTGACACTCGCCGCCTGTTATGTACTGGGACACGCTGTTGCGAGTCCTGACCCGCGTGACATGGGATAGCCGGCCCCTGGTACCTGTAACGGTGAGGCTGACGCCAGGAATCGAGGGGATCGTGAACGGATCGTAGACCACGATCTCCGTCTGGTTCTGTCCGGCCGGCCCGCGATTTCCCGCCGAGTCGGTCTGTCGAGCCTGGAGTGCTCCGCTGCCATAGGTTCCCGCCGGAGCGACGAAAGACGATCCTGCGCCAGGCGCCCAGGTGTTCCCGCTGTTCACCGAGAACTCCCATGTTGCGCCGGGCTCCACGCCTGAAACGTTGATAGTCGGGTCAGACGTGACCCCGTCCGCCCCGCTCCCTCCCGTGTCGGTCGCCAGCGCAAGCGTCAGCGCCGCCGGTGGCGTTACGTCCGCCACGTTGCTGGTGTCGACCTCGTCGCCGATGGTCGAGCCGCGCACGGCCAGCGCGGTTCCGTCAAACGTGTAGACCGCAGGGTCTCTTCGTTCGGCCTTGACCCAGGCCTTGAAGAAAAACGTGCCTTGATACCTGAGCAATGCGTAGCGAATTTGAGTCCGCATTGCGCTCACGGCAGTTCTTATGCCGCCGACCTCCTTGTAATACCTAAACCTTGTAAATCGATATACGAAATCATACGGAACCCCAAACCACACGGCCCGGCCTCGCCAGTCGCCGCGGCCGACGATCGTGCTTCCGCTGGCTGCCTGCCCAAGCATCACCATACTGTTCTGGCCCGGCGCGACACCAGACCAGGCCTGCGTGGTAGCGCGAATGGTGTAAGGCAGGGTCCATGTCGTGGTTCTATTGACCGGATCCCAGGCGCCAGATGCGACCCGCATTGACGCGGGCGTGAGAGTCGTTGTCGAGACCCGGCGATCCAGGAGCGGCGGGGCATTGCCAAGCCTGTCGGTGACGGAGAGTCGCTCCAGCCACACCTCGTTACCGTACTGGCAAAGCATGTAGAGCTGCTCTTGCACGCACAGGATCTGGAGGATCTGGTCGGCGCACGTTTCCCAGAAGCTCCAGCTGCTCTGTACTCGCTCGGCGCCGGCGCCGCTGTTCCGAAAGAAGTATTTGTAGACGTAAATCCTATTCTTGTACCCCTGCTTCCTGCTTATTGCAAACCACGCATTCCCGGTGTCATTTGCGGCAAGCCTTGTAACCTGGTTCGGTATGTACGTGCTGACGTGAGCGGTGATCTCGTCGGCGTCAGCGACAAGCGCTGTCCCAGCGCCCCGCACGGAAAACTCCCTGAACCGGGAAAATTGATTATTGACTTGACACATGATTATGGATCCCGACGCGACGATCGGTCTAACATCTGGGTCGATCTCGTAAGAGGTTAAAAGATTGATCTGGGCTGTCGCGGGCGACAGCAGGGAGTCGGATGAACTAAACCTGAACTGAATCTGGTCCGACGTAACAATAAGCTCGTCCTGTGACGGTATGGCGTAGCGAAGCACTGACACCTTCGGGTTGCTGGCTCTCAGATCAATCGGGTCGGTGTCAAGCACGCCTGTCACGGTTTCCGGGAAGAACTCAAAGAAGTCCCTGGACCTGCTCAATACAATGTTTTCGTCCGCCAGTATTCCGAGCCGATTCTTAAAAATGAACACATCTTGAATAGGGTTGCCGATGAAGCTCGGGTCCGGCGCAGTGTCAAGGTCTCCTGCTGTGCGCTCGCCCCAACTGGGTATCGCCGTCCCGCTCTGCGTGGAGCCATTGGCTGGCCCAAAGTAGAACTGCCCATTTGCCAGCCTGACCAAGACATGCGGCATGGTCGCGGCGTCGATCCGGTAACGAAGGCCTGGCGCGACGGTCTCCTCCCACGTACCCTCTCCGAACGTCCCGATGCCGGGACGCGGGCGAAAGGCAACGTAATAGTTGTCGAATTTATTACTGGGATCTCCAGCTATCTCCACCTGGTAGCCCAGGGGAGAGATTGTGGGCAGCTCCGTGAAGGCCTGGACGCGCGAGGTGATTGCCGTGATGTCGGCATTCGCCCTGGCATCAGTGGCCCTGACCGTGATCGGATTGGCCGACTGAACCCACAGCACGCTGCCAGACCTGGTGATGGTGACCCCGGCCACCCCGGCCAGGGCCGTCCGGATCGCCTCCGCGATGGTCTCCGAGCTGATGCGGTTTTCCGTCGTGGTGCTGCCTTGCACGACGACGGCCGCCACTGGGGTTGTCACCGCCGCCTCGGTGCCATTGATGTTGACCCGGTAGGTCTGCCCGTAGTTGGCGGCCTTCACCCAGACCAGGCATTCATGGGCGGTGGGTCTGGCGGTGGCTGGCGCCACCGGTGTCGCCATCGCTGGCACTGCGCGCGTGTTGCTGATGAAGGTGAAGTCGGCGATGGTGGCCGCCCTGATGTCGCTGCTCGGCGCCTGCACGCTGCTCAGGTAGCCGTAGCCGCTTGGGGCGGTGACGGTGCGCGGCAGGCCGTCCAGGTCGAAGACCTGGACTGCGCTCTTGCCGATTACCACCAGATAGCGCTCCGTGCGATCCCTCTCGATCTGATGGAAGGCCACATCCCCGAACGGGGTGGAGCTCACCATGGCGATTGCTTCGGTGCCGTCGCGCTTCCTGAGGCCCTCGGCCTGGGAGCTGACGGCATTGATCTGGACCTCTCCCTGTGTCGGGTCCCGCTGCCCGTCCGGCTGCTGGCTGACGCCCTGGATCAGGTTCGGGATGAGGTACGAAACCAGGCTCACAGCCAACTCCCCCCGCCGATCAGCCGGCTACCCATGCCGTCCCTTGGCCGGAACGTGGGGAAGCGCGCCGCGCCGGTGAGGACATTGGGCCTGGCCTGCTGGGTCTCGACCCGCTGCAGCTCCGTGAACGCTGCGTCCTCGTCGACGGCGGCGAACTGAACACCGTTGACCTCACCCACGAACCTGGCGCAGAACACTCGCCCAGCCCGTATCAGCGTCCAGCGGTTGTAGGCCTCGGGGCAATCGTCCCACGGCAGGAGCCAGACCACGTCAGCCTTAATTTCTGCGGCGGGGATCTGGTAGCTGTGTCCTTCCCGGTCGTAGACCCGCTGGCCACGGAGCTGGTACCGGTGCTGGTGCTCGAATTGGTCCGGCTGCCATTCAGCGATGTTGGCCGGGACCACGATCTCCCCGCCTGCATTCCGGGTGAACGGGTAGGCCTTCTCCCGGTTCCAGCTCCAGCCGCGCGTCTGGCCGTCTTTGTGGAACTCGAGGATGGTCCGTTCAGCGGTCCGCGCCTCAAGCACCTGCTGGTTCTCCAGCGTGTTGACCGGCTGCTCCCCGATCGCCGCCAGGCAGATGTTCACGGCCTCCAGCAGGGTGGTGCGGCCCGGGGTGACGCCCTGGTTTTCCAGCCCCATCTGCTCTGCAGCGGTGGAGCTCATCCTATCGGCCTGCACAAAAAAGCCCCGCCACCGAAGCGGCGAGGCCCGAGATCCCATGTGTCGCAGACCCGACAGGCCCAGGCTAGGGGATGACGATGGCCGCGGCGCACTCGTCCCGCAGTGGAGCCATGCCGATGGCCATCCGTGCGACGAACAGCTGAGCCTGGTAGACCACGTTGTAGTCGCCGTTCGGGTCCGTCATCTGCAGCTGGGGGCGCCGCAGGTTCAGGATCCCCATGCAATCCCTGTGGAAAATCAGGCCCCTGCACTTCGACAGGTTTTGCGCGTACTGAGGGTTGCGGTCAAAGGGCTGCAGGGTGTAGTTGGCCTGCGTGACATGGTTGGACCACATCACCGGTAGCCCCTTGACCCTGCCGATCGTGCCAGCGGCATAGGCGCCGGACACCACGCCGGAGTTGAAATCCGTGTTGATGACCTTGCTTCCTTCCGTGAGGAAATCGTATTCCTCAGGCGGCACGACGCACAGAAGGTCTTCCGTGGGTACGTCCTTCTTGCGCAGGGCCACGACAATGTCGCCGATGGCCTGGGCCAGCTCGTCACCCCGCGCCGTCTTGGACGCCGTGGAGTAGCCGGCGGTCAGGGTCTTGACGAAGCCCGTGCGGCCCGCATTCACCCCCTTGGCCAGGGGCTCGGTGCTGCTGTTGGCAGCCGCGAAGATTATCCTCGCGGTCCGGCTATCCCGCTCGCGGGCTAGCGCCTCCCCCAGCTGGTGCATGGTGTCCTGCCGGTAGTCAACGTCCTCCATGAGGTCTTCGAGGTCGTTGACGGTGTCGGGCGCCACCAGGAGACCGTCGAGGTTGATGATTTCCTCGTTGCGGTCGGAAGGAGCGTTGGAGGGATTGGGGTTGTTGGCGTCCGTCGGGATATTCGTGATCGGAGTCCCGGGGGTGTGATAGCCAGCCACCCGACGGCCGGTCACCTTGAACCGCGCCGAGTGGCCACGGGTGATGCTGCGTTCCTTGACCCGCCCGTTGAATACGAGCTGGCGGTCGAAGGCCGTCAGCACCTCCGCCATGGAAAGCTTCTGGAACAGCGCGAAGTTGTTTGTGTCAACGCCTCGGATCTGGCCAAGGCGCGAAAGTCCAATAAGGGTCACTGCAATGGTTGCTGCGAGCCTCTGCCACGGCACGCGCGCACATCGGGGTGTCGGCCTAGGCCGGCCCGTGGTCTGCGTGAGTGCAGGTCAACTCATGGTGTATTTCTACCCGAAGATGTTCGACCTTGCAAACTTCGCGTCAATCTGTGCCCGGTATTTCGGGTCCACCAGGTAGCGAGGCCTCCCGCTGGCGGTCAGGACATTTTTCGCTTCAAGCGCTTCAGCCTCGCTTTCGAACACGTCGGCGCCAGTGGGGGCCCCGCCCAGGAGCAGCGGCGGCTCGCTCGGCTGAGCGGCCCTGATCGCCTGCAGCCACCGCACGGCGGCGCGGGCGGCGGCGGGGTTGCCGGTGTCGATGGCTGCGTTGTAGTCGTCCAACTGGGCGGCGCTGAGCCCGGCGGCCGCCCACTGGCTGAGCTCTTGGAACGCCGCAGCGCCCCCGGCCTCCGCCACGATCGCCGCTTCGTCGGCTGCGCTCAGGCCGCCACCGCCGGGGGTCGCTGCGGGGGCAGCCGGGGAGGGACGAAATGCCCGCTCATAGCCCTCGATCACCGACGGGGCGATCCCAAGCGCACCAGCGAGCTTCTCCCGGAGGGGAGCAGTGTCCGCGCCCTGCCGCACCAGCTGGTCCCACTGCCCCAGGTCGATGCCTTGTGCCTCAGCGGCCACCACCACCGCTTCGCCATAGCCGCTCACGGCCTCCTCCCGGCTCAGCGGCGCGGGCGGCGCGGGCGGGGCTGGCTGTGGCCGCTCGCCGAGCTTGCGCTGCAACTCCAGGTACCCCTGCTCCAACGCCGCAACGCCCTGGAATTTCCCGGCCAGCAGCTGTCCTTCTTGCGCGCCGGGGGCGGCGGGGGCGAGGGGCGCGGGCGCAACCAAGGCCGCTGGAGGTGCGGCGCTCGCCGCTGCCAGTTCCGCGTCCTCCTCCGCGATCTCCTGCAGGAAACCGGCCAAGGCATCCCTGTCGTGATGGCGCCCGGCCATCTGCACCTGTTCCGGAGTGGGCTGAAGGCTGGATGGTGTTGCGGTCATGGGGCTTGGGTCTCGGGTGGTTGTGGTTGGGCCATCTGCTGGACCGTCGCTGCGGCGTTGGCCAGTCGCTGGGGGTCCCCGGCTGGGGATCGCAGCAGGGCCTCCCGCTGCTGTGCCTCGGCGGCCTTCCGCGCCTCGTCCTGTATCTGCTGCTGGGTCTTGATCAAACCGACGGTGTCGATTCCCAGCGAGTTTGCCAGCCTCTGAATTAGGACGTTGACGAACATGAAGCGCGTAACCGTATCAGGGCCGAGCAACTGGCGCAGAATCGTAATGAACTGCGCATGTCTATCGAGGTCGTTACCCCTGCCGACGGCGTGCAGGCCAACGCTCACCACCGGGCGAATAGTGTCGCTGGGCAGCTTCGGCAGGCGATTAGCCTTGGTCAGGATGTAAAGCCTTCGCGATATGTAGGGGTAGACCAGTTCCACAGTCAGGGAGCTGTAGGCCCCGGCCATGCCGTTGTCGATCTGCTGCGCCATCATGCGGACCTCTTCTGCCGTGGTCCGCTCGCTGTCTCGCGCCTCATTAAGCATAAACACAGGGGCAAGACTGGCGCGCAGGTTCTCCAGCTCCCGCTGAGCTACAACAAAGTCGTTGGACTTTTCCAACCTGGCGGCCTGAAAATCTTCCGGCCCTCCGTCGAGCACGGCCCCGTTGTCCGCCTCTGCAAATGCTTGTGCCGTGGTCTTGGCGCCCGACCTCCGCATCCAACGGAGCTGAGCTGCCGCTAGGGCTCCTTCCGTAACCGCTCTCGACAAAGCGTTTGCCGTCTGAAGATCCGCCATCCCCACGGCCTCCACATAGCCGGGCGAGTAATCGCTTGAGTCGACCTTGAACATGCGCAGTGGGATCCACGGCGCGTTTTCCTCGTCCACAACGCCTTTCTTGCCAAATTTCTGGCCTTTGATCTCCTGATGCCAGCGACACTTGCCGTTTTCCCAACGGATATGCGTGTAGACATTGACTGTTTTCTGGTCGCGGTTCTCATTGTCTTTATCGTCGGCCAAACCCCCATCCGAAATACTCTTTGCGTCCGCATGGGTCGCTGCCTTGCGGGCCTCTTCGGGCAGGTCATCAACCGCCCTTGTCTCGCAAACAACAATCTCCAGGGGCTTACCCATGGGATCGCGCCGCAGCACATACCTGTATAGAGTAAATACCTTGAGTCCGCCTTCAAGCGGCATATAAAGCAGGCAGTTACCGGGAATAATCAGATGTAGCAATGCAAAGTGCAGGGACGGTCGGTCGTTACTGGTTTCGATTGAGGTGAGCACGGCCCTCTCCATGCGGCCCAGCGCTTCGTCGATGGCGGCCTTCTGCTCCGCGATCTTCTCCGGCGACACCCCAGCGGCAACCTTCTCGCGCTCGGCCTCGGCCCACTTCATGTCATCCGGGATGAATCTAAAGAACGTCTGGGTCGGGGGCAGCAGCGCCAGCAGGAGCCGACTAGCCACGTTGTTGACGCCTCGCTGGCCGATGCCAGTCCAGGGCTGAGTAATCCTGGCGATCGGTGACTGGGGCTCTCCCTCGTGTGGCATCAGCCACGGCAGGGTGAACTTCGAGGCCTCCCGGCCTCGCTGGATCCACTCCTCCCGGTCGGTCGCAAGTCGCTTGTAGCGGGCTTCGGCTGTTCCCGTCATCGTCCGATGTTCAGTCCAGCGCCTGCGGCGGCCTGGGTGGACCCGATGGAAAGCCCGCTCGTTCCGCTGCCCTGGGAGCGGCGCCGGCGGGTGTTGGCCCCGCCCTGCTTGGCGGTCGGTGCGCTGGTGGCCGCCTGCGGGCCCGCGATAGCGGTCGTGACCGAAGCGGGCTGCTGTGCGGCTGGCATAGTCGGCAGCGTGGGCAGCGTGGGCAGCTGCGGCAACGCTGGCATGGTGGGCTCCACAGGCGCCGGCTGTGCGCCGCCTGTGGCCAGGGCCTGCGCTGCCTGCCCTGCGCTCATGCGCCGACCCGTTGACATCTCCGTGGCTGCCATGCACATGATCAAACTCCGATGTTGAGACCGGTCCCGACCGATGCGGGTGTGCCGGCTGGGCTGATACGCAAGCTGCTGCGACGCGCCTGCTGTTCTGCCATGGACTCAGTCGTCTGCGCACCAGCGGCGGGCTGCTGAGCCGTGGTCACGTCGTAGGCGCCCTGCACCACCGTGGGCACGGCTGAGGCCATCGCGGCCGCCTGCGCCTGTGCCTGCGCGGTCTGCGCTGTCACCTGATCAATTTGCGCCTGCAGCTGCTGCTGGAACGCCTGCGACTGGGCCGCGGCCTGCTGCTGATAGGCAAGCAGCTGCTCCTCCTGGGCCTTGATCTGTGCGCGGCTGGGTCCTTGCTGGACGATCTGCGGCGACCGTGGCGATCCCATGCACATCTCAGCCGCCTCCGATGTTCAGCCCGGTGCCAGCGCCGGCGGCGGTGCCGCGCTCGATGCGCAGCAGCTGCTTTCCCTGTGCCCGGCTGCGACCCTGGCGGTCGGCGGCAAGCACCGGAGCCGCGGCCGTTGGTTCCGGCGCCGGTGTGCCGATGATCGCAGCGATGCGGGCGGCGTTGGCGGAGGTGTCGGCGGCGCGCTGTTGCGCCGCCTGATTCGCCGCGGCCAGCGCGGCCTGCTGGGTCCGCACGGCCTGATTCAGGCGCTCCTGCCCCAGCAGCATGGACTGCTGCTGTCCGCTGTTCATCGCCGCGATCTGCCGGTCCAGCAGCCTGTCATAGGCGCTGGTGTCGGGCACCGTGATGGTTGCGCGTGGCCCTGCACCCATGCACATCACCGCGGTTCCGCGAGGGGACCGGATGGCTGGCTCAGGCCCAGCGGGTTGAGCGCATCCTCGCCTGCGACGCCTTCCGCAAGCCATTCCTTCAGCAGATCGATCACCATCTGCTGGCCAATCTGCCAGTCGATTTGGCGGTGATCCATCGACCGAGTGGGCTTCGGTGGAAACACGTCATCGAGCCTGTCGATGAGCTCCTGGGTCACCAGCTGGAACATCTACACCGCTGCAGCTGTTTCAGCCTACCGGGGGAACCCACGGTCGCACCACCTGAGCGGCCAGGTCGTAGTCCTCGGGTCGCAGGATGCGAGCGCAGCGGGCCTGCGCCAGGGCATAGCGGTCGTCCAGGCCGGCCTTGCGGAAGGCCGACAGCACGGCCGCCCACATTTCCTGCTCGGTCTGCAGCCCCTCCAGCAGCCGGCGGGCGCCGACCTCCCCAACCTTCGGGCAGCCGGGGTAGTTGTCCGACTGGTCCCCGGTCAGCGTCTGCGCGTAAAAGGCCAGGTCGGCCTGGAGCCGGCTGACCTCCAACAGCTCCCCGCGGTCTCGCAGGTGGAGGCCAGGGATGGTCAACATGTCCTTGTCGACACTGGCGATCACGTCGCCGGGCCCGGCGAGGATCCCCAGTACGTCGTCGGCCTCCACGTCAGGCAGTGCGGCCAGGCCCCAGTCACGCGCCGCCGCGATGCTCGACACCCAGTCGACCAGGGCTTGATAGCCGCAGGGCTTTCGATACTTCTTCCTGTTCGCCTTGTAGGACGGCCAGATTCCGTAGCGAAACGAATACCCGGTCGAGAACGCAAGTACGGGCCGGTGGTCGGGCGCTGCCGCCATAAGGTCGGCAATCATGCCCTGAAACAGGCCCTTCGCTTCCCCGTGGCGGCAGAAGTATTGCCACACGTCTGGCTGCCACTCAATCTCAATCTCGCAGGCGACGGCCGCTCGGAAGAGGTAAATCTCCGTGTCGACCATCAACTTCAGCTTCGGGTTCATCACCATGCCCGGCACGTGGCGGAAGATCAGGAATTCCTTCGCCGAGAGGCGCAGGTCGTAACCGTAGGAGGAGCAGCCGAAGCTCAACACCGGCGACCCGGCGCTCTCCGGCTCCAGGTGCCGCACCAACGTGCCCTGGAACGGCTCGATCATACCGGCGGCGGCCTGTTCGTTGATCCAGCGGTCGCTTTTCAGCATGTTAGCGGTTCGTGGTGGTGGTGGTGGTGGTTTCGCCTGCTGAAACGAAGCGAATAAAGTCGACGTGGAACGACTCAAGCCTCCCATCTGGCCATTCAACTACAGCAACCGGGAAATGTCCGGGGCCGTTCTCGTACTCTTCGTGATCAGTAGAGAAGAAGCAAAACTTAGCTTCACCCCTTGTGTCTGATAGCGTTTTCCACTCGCCATCCACAATCACTCTTTTTTCAATAGTGACGCGGCGATTTTGTTCGATGGCCTTGGGATTGATCATGGTTTGTTGGTGGTGGTGGTGGTGGTGGTTTCGCCTGCTGGGGGCTCCAGCGCCGCCAAGCGGGCTTCCAGCTCCTGCACCCGTTGCTCAGCCTGTTGCCTGAGCTGATGCGGCGTGGCGCCGCCTGGCTGGATGACGGTGACGATCATCGGGCCTTTGGGTGTTTGGAATGTGATCTCCAGGTAGTTCGGGGCGTCCTGTGTTTCCATCAGGCCCGCAAACATCCCCGCCAGAAGCTGCGGCGCGCTGCCGTGCATCCCGACCTTCAGCCGCAACAGCAGAACACGATCCCCGTCTTCAGCGAAAGCCACGGCCTGCTCCCGCGTGTCAAAGACCGGGATGAACCGCTGCGGGCCGCCGACCGGCGCACCCATCGGCAATCCGCCAGCCTGGATCCCTTCCCAGGCGATTGCACGCATCACGGCATAGAAGATCGGATCAGGCATCACTGCGCCTCCCCGCCCTGGGGCGGCTGGATGTCGTCATGGGCGATCCACAAAATGCTTGCGCTGTGATCGGTCATCGAAAATCCAAGGTTCCACATTTTGAGCGCATAAGACTCGGTTCCGTTCTCCGGGGTCACCTTCAGCGTCCCGTCTTGCAGGATGGTGGCTTTCACTCCGCCACCTCCCCGCCCTGGGGCGACTGGGGGTCGGGAATGGCCCAGTGGGGGAGGCAGAAGTCTCCATAAGGACCTCCATCGGCAAGTTGCCACTCAGGGATCCCAGCCCGGTTAAACCACCAGCACCTGCCCTCCACATCGCACCACCCCTCCCGCTCCCACGGGCGCTCACCCACCGGCACAGCAGCTGGGGCGGGGGCGCGGAGGAGGGTGGCGGCGCGCAGGATTCGATCCTTGAACTGAATTGCACAGGATTGGGCTTCCCCGTCAAGCCATGCCGCCAACTTCTCCCGTTCCCCATCGCTGGCGGGGGCCGGCGCCGGGGGCTGGGCGGCCAGGGCGGCGCGGAGTTCGCTCTCGGCGCGCTCCAGCGTCAAGGGCGCGTCGGGATCAGTCCGGCGCAGTTCCAGTTGTTGCAGCAGCCGTACGGCGGCGGCGTTGACTGGTTTTTCGTCCAGCCCGAGCTCATGAGCAAGGAGCGCGACGCGGGCGGCGGTGATGGCGTCGTCCCATGCCCTCGTGTCAGGATCTGCGCCGAGAGCGCTGGCGGCGTCGTCCAGCTCTACGAGCCGCTTTAGGGCCTCGTGGGTCATGGGAGCCATCAGCGTTCTCCCGAGAACATGCTTGCCTGTGCCACTTCCTGGCCCAGGCCCCGCCTTGCCAGGGCCGGCGAGGCCGGAAGCCGGACATTCCTACTGTCACCGCAGCGAACATTGCTGACACTGCCGCCGATCTGAATTGAGCAGATCACCGCAGTGTTGTCGATGACCTTTTCGATAGTCGCGGTCTTCCAGTTGCCCTGGTGGCGAACACGGCAACGGTCTCCTGGCTTGAAGCATTCGGTCCAGTTCATAAGGGAATCCTCGGATGGGGGTTGTTTCTGAAAACGGCAATATCACGAAAGCTCTTGTCGGCGAATTGCGGGTGAGCAGTTATGAATCCCGGCTCCGGGAAAATGTAGTCACCGGGACCACGCGACCTGTTGAAATCAGCGATGCTCCAGAGGCCAGCAAGGAGCCCCTTTTGCATGACGCTTCTGGCATATCGGTTGCGCTTCGCGGTGTCGTCATCCAGTCCCGGCGCTGCTTCCGTCATGGCGCCATGTCGCCGCGCCAGACGCGGTCCAGGTACCGCTCCCACGCGTCATCGGTGAGCCCTGGCGCGATGCCCTGGCCGACTGGCACCCGGCACCCCCTGGCACCAACTGGTGCCGGGCGGTAGGCCTCCTGTTCCTCGGCGTGGGCCGCCGGCAGGGCCGCCACGGGCCGGGGCTGGCCGGGCATCATGGCCACCTGCGCCGACGTGAACCGCACGTAGGCGGGCAGGTCCTCCCGTGGGCCCCAGCTTCTGTTCGGGATCCCTGCCTCGCACCGGTAAAGGAACCGCATCAACTCGTTCCAGGTGGGGTACCGGTGAAACCCCGCATCCAAGGACTGGACCCAGCGCTCGGCGGCCCACAAGAACTGGGCGTCGCCGACCTCGGGGAACTCGGTGACGAACGATCTGTACTTGAGCTGGCAGATGTGAGGAGACCAGCGGTCCGACTCCTTCAGCCGCAGATGCCCGAAGACCATCTCGCAGGCGGCAAGGAAGGTCTCAGGGCTCAAGCTGACCACGGCTCCTCCTGGTGATGGACCGCACGGAGCGCCGCGACCATCCGCGGGTCGCTGGGGAGCGGCCCCGCGCCGGCGGCGGCCACCGGCCTGGCCGCCGGGAGCCCTTCCAGATAGCTGGCCTGGATCCCCTGCCACCCGTTCTCCACGGCGGCCTCGACCAGGCGCAGCTGGTCAGCCGGGCGCATGGCCGCCACTCGCTTGACCGAGCTGCGCCAGGCCAGCTCGGTCCACACCGCCCGCGAGCCGTGCTTGGACAGCCTCGACTCCTTCCACCAGATCAGCAGCAGTGCCGCCACCTGGGGCGGGATGTGGAGCTCGTCGGGCACCGAGTCCGGCATGAACCGACGGCGAGGCGCGCCCCTTGCGGCGGGCTTGGCGATGTCCGCTTCCTCTGGCGCGGGGGCAGCGGCGATCGGCCTGGGCGGAGCCGGTGGCCTGACCCACCCCTCCCCCCGGCCCCGCCAGACGAAGACCGACTGGATGCTGCGGAAGCTGGACCCACAGTCTCGACACAGGTGAAGGCGGTGCACGTCGTCGCAGACCTTCCGGGTTTCGGTGACCCGGCTTCTCTCCCCATGGCAATGAGGGCACCTCATCGGACCCGCTCCCAGTCGACCGTGATCGCGTCGTGCAGGCGGCCCTCGGCGATCGCTCGCGCCACCTGCTCGCGGTCAAGTCCAGCCATGGCCATGTAGATCTGGTGGGTCAACACCTCTTTCTTACTGGTGGTGGAAAAGCCGGTCCGCCACGGGAACCCGGAGGACGACGGCGCGCCCCCCTGCACCTCTGCCGCGGGCAGGCCCAGTGGCGAGACGGCGCAGTCGGCCAGGCTGCCCGGCCAGCCCCAGCCCATGGCGGCAGCTTCAGAGATAGTGGACGGGCTCGGCCCGCCGGTCACCTGCGCCCGCGTGGGATGGACAGGGGTGGCCTTGGCCTCCGCCTCGGCCACCCGCCGTTCCGCCTCCTCAAGAACCGGCTGAGCCGCAGCGGCCGCGGCCTCCTGGGCTTCCCGCGCCAACCTGTCGCGCTCCTCCTGGGCCTCCTGCTCCTTGCGGGCCACCTCGGCCAGGCGCTGTTGCTCCGCTTCCTCGGCGCGGCGTTGCTCGAGCTCCCGCTGCTGCGCTTCCGCCGCCTCGGCCTGCGCCAGCATTCCGGTCAGGGCCGCACGAGAGCGCACGATGGCCGCGGCCACCTGGTCGGCGAACTCCTCCAGCCCTTCCAGGGTGATCCCGTCCAGGCTCTCCATGCGCAGCCGGATTTCCGCGCTCGTCGCCCCGAACCGAACTTCTCCCAGGTCGACGGCCCGGTTCAGCACTGCCCGATGGGCCTCGACGCGCCGGGCCTCGGCTGCGGCGATGGCGTCGAGCTGGGCCTGGTGCGGATGGATCAGCGCATCGATCTCGCTGACCAGATCCTTCGCCTTTTCGTCGACAGCGCGGCCATAGTTCAGCGCCCAGGCCTTGGCGTCCTTGCGGGCGGAGTCGATCCGCCCCTTCAGGAGGCGTAAGCCCCAGATGTAGGACCGGGCCGCCTTCTCACCCTGCTTTTCAGCGTAGTCAAACTTCGCCGCGGCGGCGTTTCTCTTGGCCTCATTGATGTCCCCAAGCAAAACCTGGTATTGCGTGATAACAATCGGGTCAGCTTGTTTCGCCAGATTGGCGGGCGGCGATTCGCTTTTCGTGGTCATCGGTTCCAAAGAAGAGAGAGCTTGATCGATTGATTTATCCGTGGCGCCTTCTCGAAGCTGGCCTCTAGCCGGTGAATCACGGTCACCCTGTCGTCGGTCCAGACAATGCCCTTGCCGGCGTCGAGGATTGCGCCAATTAGATTGTCCAGATCGCTGGTCCCCGGCCCCCTGAAGGTGAGGGAGACCACGACAATTTCGCCCTTGCCTAGCGGGGGGACCGTCCACCACTCGCCCAAGACGGCCCGCGCCGTCTTCATCCACTCCCGGTATCGGCTGTCCTGATAGGCGTGGCCGCTGAATCGCGGCCTGGCCTTCGGTTGCAGCGGCACCAAGAGATCGAATGTCGACGTTCTCAGTGTCACGGCGGGGTGCCTCTGGCCTTCTGTTGTCGCCAGGCCATGACATCGCTCATCACCTGCTGTTGGCAGAACTGGTAGAGCCGGGAGCTCACGGCGAACGCGTCCTCCTCGTCGCATTCCTGCTTCTGGCTGCAGAAGAAGTCTCTCGACTCGTAGTTGCCGGCGTTCAGCTTGTATGCAAACGAGCGAACGATTTCGACCTTTGCCATTACCAGGAGACCTCCTCGACCGACGGAGTCGAGCCGGGATCACTGGGGCCCCAGCCGCCAGATGCAAACCCGTCGACGGCCTGGCCAGCGTTCGGCAGGATGAACCCTGGCTCCGGATCCCCAAACACTGCTGTGGCCTGGGGCGGCACGTAGTGCTTGAAGTCCAGCACTCTCACAGCCTCAACCTGCAGGCTGATTCCCTTGCCGCCCTCGTTGTCCCAGGGGTAATAGTCGAAGGCGATCTTGCCAGTTGAGCCGTTGCCAATTAATAGCTCTTCCGGCCACGGATTGCCTTGGCTGTCAGTTACAACCGGAGCCGAAAGCACTGTCCCGCGGGCTGTGACAGTGTTCTTTGCGAACTTGACAATCCACAGATCGGTTTCCTTGCCGGTCTGATCGACAAACCGCTTGTAAGGGAGTCCTTTACCGCCCGGTCGGGCTTGCGCTCCATGGGAATCCGTGAACAGCTTCCGCAAGTAATTGACAAACGCCTGCGCTCCGGCGTCGCACATAGGTAGGAGCATGTCGACCTGCCACGCTTCCTTCTCGTCGGACTTGCCCTTGTTCTGGACCCTTGGTCTAAACAGGGCCGGCCACATCAGGTCACCCGGGGGTGAGACCACAATCTCGCGGGGCATGGTCTGCAATGTCGCAGAGGTCTCCCCAAGGCTGACCCCTAGGAGCCCGGTTTGTCAATCCCCTAGGAGAACAGGTAGGGGTTTGTTCCGATTTGCCCTGGCGAGAGGTCGCCGACCATCGGCGGGGGCCCGACGCCGTGAAGTCCCGCCCCCGCAGCGATCTCACCGGCCACCTCGGCCAGCCAGTCGTTGCGGTACATCGCGCCCATGTGGCCAGCAAGCGCCTGGCCGAGCCACTCGGCGTGGCACGGCGGCACCGCGAAGCAGTCGTGGTTGGGGAGCACGCTGATGCCGGCGCCTGCACCATCGCAGACCACGGCCCAGACCAGTGCCGCATCGAAGCTGTGGACCAGGTTCGCGGTGATCGACCGGCCGGTCTCCCTGGCGCTGAGCTCGCCATCCACGGGTGCGTCCATCAGGGTCTGCCATCGCCGGCGGCCGTGCAGCAGGGTCTGCACCCCGCTGGTGCTCGGCGTCGGCCGGCCGACCCGGATCGGGAAACCCATAGGGCTGGTCCACGCCAGCGGCCGATTCTTGGCCGTGCAGGCCAGGTTCAGCTGGCGCAGCCAGCGCTGCAGGGCCATGGCAGAGCCAAGCCGCGCGCGTAGCACCACACGGAACACCCTCGACAGGTACCGGCAGGGGATCAGCCGCTGCTCCTCCACGCGCGACAGGCTCACCTCCCCTTCGGACAGGTCGAGCTGGGCCACCAGCTGCTCGGCCACTCCCAGTAGGTGGGCTCCGTAGACGCTGCTCATCACGGGCCCCTTCGCGGTCGATCTGGACACCCCGCGTTCCAACCAGAAGGCCGCCAGCTTCTGGCTGCGCGCGTCCCCTGCCTCGAGGTCTCGGCGCAGGCAGTCCGTGACATCGGCGGCCACCTCCTCGTAGAGGTCGTGGCGCGTGGCGCCGATCAGGTTGGTCGACCGCGCCAAGGTCTTGTCCCTGAGAAGGGCAGCGATGATCCCGGGCCCGCTGGTCGTCTGGTCCAGCCGGACCAGCTGCCGGATCGGCTGGGTTGAATCGTGGCGCCAAAGCTGAAAGCCGCGGCAGCACGCGAGGAACTGCCACGGGTCCTTGGCGTCGCGCCACAGGTCCACGTTCTCGAGCGGGTCCTCGGCGCAGCGCATCATCCGCCCGGCGTTGTCCGCGCCCCACGTGTCCCGCTCGGCCCATGACCCACGCTCCCCCCAGTGCCCCGCCGCGGCGCGCAGCAGCCACTTGACCCCATCCCAGTCGCACGGCTCGGCATCGCCGGCCAGCACCGCCGCCTTCTCCCAGTCGGGGCCCTGGTGGGTGGCGCCTCGGTTGGAGGTATAGCAGCGGCCCCGGAAATCAAGAAACCACGCCTGCCACACCGGCTCGCCGGCGACAGCGGCCATCTGGCGCAGCGACCGCTCGATTCCAGCCCGGGCCGATCGGCCGGTGACCCGGTCGCGCACGGCCCGCTGCCGCTCCTGCTGCCATGCGGCGAAAGCAGCTCCACCGATCTGCTCCTGCGGCCGCGGGGGCTCTGGCAGGGGCTCGCGGCGCAGCGGGAACAGCCCCGGGACCCCGGCGTCCCAGGCCATGCGCTGCTGGGCCACTATCCACGGGTCGATCTCGATCTGCTGGCCCTGCAGGGTGTTGATCACCTCGAGGGCGCAATGCAGCTGCCCCTCCAGGTAATCGAGGGGCAGGCCCTGTCGTGTCCTCACCAGAGGCTCGCGGTTGTCCAGGTGGCCGCCGCCGACCATGGCGACCCATGGCCGCGGCGGGACCAGCATCGGCAGCCGGCGGGCCCTTGCCGGTGTTGGTGGGTTGCTGGCGATGATCCGGGCCGCAAGCTCGGTGGGCACCAGGCCTGGGCCACGACGGCCGGCGCAGGCCACCACATCGAACAGCCCGGTCTGCTCGATCACCAGGGTCAGTAAGAAGGCCCCGGCCATGAATCGGTCGGTGTTGGTCCATCGCTGGGGGGTGACCCTGAGCTCGGCCAACCGGGCCGGCGTCACCAGCCGGTGGCCGTGGCGCGCTCGGCCGATGCGCAGCAGGTCCTGGCCGCGGCGCTCGACCAGCAGAGCCAGGCTCTCAGCCTCGACCGCGGCGCCGATGGCCTTGGCCATGGCTCGATGGCTGCAGCGCTGCCCGATCCGATCGACCACGACCCCCAGCGCAACCGCGGCGATGGCCCGGGGGCCCTTGCCGCCCAGGCCCATGAGCTGCAGCATCCCCGCGTAGTAGGGGCCAGCGATCTGGCGGCGCGACAGCGCGTTCCCCATGGCGTCCTCCAGGGCCAGCGCGACGGCCTCCCCGAAGTGGGCGAACATGGCGCGCCCGTACTCGGTGGCGCTCTCCCGCTGCTGCTGGCGGAGTTTGGCGCGGGCGATCCGCGAGGAGCTCGCTGCGGCCTCCCTGGCGGCCGCCTCCAGTCGCCGCTGGCGCTGCTCCGGGGTGGTGGACGAGTTGCTGGATGCTGGCACGGTGCGAAACCGGTAGCGGCTCGCACTTTTTCTACCCCACCCTTGCAGAGTTCGTCCGCTCGCCCGCCATACCAGTCTCAGCCGGAACAATGCAGGGTCGCAGATCTGAAATCTAAATTATGAGTTCGCTGCCTTCACCAGATGGCTAGGCCCCCGGCCTGTGCTGGCCTGGCTTTTCGTCGGTTAAGCCGGGTGCTTCAGCTACTGAAATCAGCACCTTTCGGCGCCCGTCGCGCATCCTACTTCGATCCGGTGAACACAGTTACCTGCGAAGCGGCGCGCCGCCGGGTGTGAAGACCGGCAGCGGGGCCGGCGCGACTGGCTGCGCCCGAACCCCACCGGGGGCGAACGGGTCAACCCACAGGCGGGCGCCCCCGCCGTGGCTGCCAGGGACGGTGCAGCCGACGATGGGGGCGCTCTGTGGGCTCACCCGCCCGCTGTAGCTCGATCCGCACCATGGCCCGCCCAGCTGGGCCAGCAAGACCAGTTCACCCATTCACACCGCTTCGAGGGCCTGGACACAGCCTGCCAGGGCATCGACGTGGAGGTGGAGGTAGCGCTGGACACTCTGCAACGAGGTCCAGCCGCCAAACGTCATGATCTGCTGCAGCGGTATCCCGCGGCTGGCCAGCTTGCTGGCGCATGTGTGCCTGGTGCTATGGATCGTCAGCGCCGGATCGGTGATCCCCTGGCTCGCTTTGGCCCGGTCGAACAGGTGCCGGAACTGGTTGTAGCGGTAGGGCCACACTCGATGCGTGGCAACGGGCGGCCGGTTCCGCGCCAGGGCGTCCACGGCCCGGGCGGTCAGCGGCACCGACCGAGCCCGCCCCCCCTTGGTCTCCCAGAACGTGCAGCGCTGGCGCACCAGGTCGATGTCCCGACCCTTGAGCCGCTCGGCCTCCCCCCAACGGCATGCCGTTTCCAGCAGGAACACGAACAGATCGGCCGCGGCCGGTTCGCCAGCCGCCTGGAACCAGTCGCAGAACAGGCGGGACTCCTCGTCGCTGAAGACCCGGTCGCGGGTGTTTCGGTTCTTGATCTGCCGGGGCAGGCTCGGCATGGCCGGCAGGTGACCGTGCAGGACGGCGTCGGCCATCATCGCCCGCAGCGCGCTGGTCTTGGCGTTGACCGTCCCTGGTCGGTTCCCCCGCCGGAGCAGCTCTTGGCGCCACTGCTCCACCTGCGGTGCGCCGATCGTGCCGAGCTGTGTGCCCGGGCCGAAAAAGTCCGCTGCGCTCTGCGAGTAGATCGCGGCGGTGCGCTCGCCAGCCTTCCCCGCCCATCGGATGCGCAGGGAGAGCGCCCGGGCCTCTGCGATGGTGATGCCTACGTCCCCGCTGGCTCGAGGCCTGGCCAGCTGCGCGTTGATTTCGCGCCGGGCCTCCATGGCCTCGGCCTTGGTGTGCCGCTTCGCGGTGCGGCGCTCGCCTCCGATGGTGACATCGGCGATCCAGATGCCGCTCGGCAGGCGGCGGACGGTGCCTCTCATGGTGGTGGTGGTGGTGGTGGTGGTGGTGGTGGTGGTGGTTAGAGGGCCTCCAACTGCTGAAGCAGGAGTCGACCCTTTGGGCTCAATCGAACAAGGAACCTCCGCCCCTCGGCGGGATCCCGCTCGACTGTGAGCAGGCGGTAGCCG